ACTCGCGCGAAATGGATCGGACCTGGCCGCGGCTGGATCGATCCGGTCAAAGAAGCGGAAGCTGCCCAGGTCCGCATGGCTTCGGGGATCACCACGCTCGAAATGGAATGCGCTGAACAGGGCAACGATTACAAAGACATCATCGACCAACGTGCGATCGAGAAGAAGCAGCTTCAGGAAGCAGGCTTGTGGGTCGATCCGACGCCGCCCACTAAAACGGCTGGATTTCCAGCACAACCGGAAGAAGTTCCGTTCAGGGAGCCACAATAATGCCAGTTGAGTTTGATGAAGCTCACACCATCGCTGGTTTCGAGCAGCCTGACGAACCCGATTGCAACTACGGCCGGATTCTGATGGCCATCAGTGACCGTCCGTGGGCGATCACGCCCACAGCTTTAGCCGCGATCCTCCAGGTTGTTCAGCATCCGACCCATGGCGAGGCGAACCTCACAGCGCTCGCTGCGCGCTTGGGAAGACCCCTTGAAAATGGCGGCAACCGTGTCCAGAGACGCGATGACACGGCGATCCTCGATGTCGAAGGACCGCTGTTCCGGTACGCCAACGTGATGACGAGGGTTTCCGGTGCGACCTCCATGCAACAGCTCTCGCTCGATCTGCGTTCCGCGATGGATGATCCAGCGGTCAAACGAGTTGTGCTCTCGATCAATTCGCCTGGCGGTCAAGTGGACGGTATCAACGAGATGGCGGATATGATCCGCGAGTACGACAAGGAAAAGCCCATCACAGCTTACGTGGGAGGCCTGGCTGGATCTGGCGGTTACTGGCTCGCCTCTGCAGCTCGCCGAATCGTCGCCAACGAGAGCGCTCAGCTGGGATCGATTGGAGTGCTGGCAACGTTTATCGACAATCGCGAGGCTCAGCGGCGCCAGGGAGTTTCTCAATACGATGTCGTTTCGAGCCAGTCTCCGCTGAAGCGGACCGATCCGGCGACCGATGAAGGCCGAGCGCAGATCCAGGAAATGGTCGATGCCATGGCCGATCTGTTCATCGAGCGCGTGGCAGCGTTCCGCAACGTGACCACGGATAAGGTTGCGCGGGAGTTCGGCCGCGGCGGAATCATGCCGGCGCGTAAAGCTATCGCTGTGGGTATGGCGGATGCGATGGGATCGTTCGAAGGCCTGCTGCGCAGCGGCGATGACAGACGACGTACATCCGTCCCAGCTGCAGGTCCGCCGATGCCGCCAGGATTTGAACCGCAAACGCGGGCTCAAGGTCCGCTCGATGAAGAGGAATTGGAGGAAGGAACGGAAGATTCCGACCTCAACGATCAGCACGATTGCACCTGTCCCGAGGGCGAGCCGTGTCAGTGTGGGAACCGGGAAGAAGAGGAGGAAGACGATATGGACGTAAAGCAAGATCGGCTGCGAATCGATGCAATTTTGAACTGCGAGGAGGCGAAGGGCCGCGAACAGCTGGCTCAGAGATTCGCTCTCACAACCGATCACACGCTGGATGAAGTTAAGGCGATGCTTGCGGTTGCGCCTCGAGCCTCTGCGCTCGACACACGCATGACACAGGTTCCCAACCCGGTAGTCGGCGTGGGCGGGACCTCAACCGGAACCGGAAGCGAGGATACCTCAGCCTCGGCGGAAGTCGCGCGTATCCTAGCCTTCGTACCTGATAGCAATAAGTTCCCTGGGCTGCGTCGGCAGCAGCGAACACAGTAAAGGAGAACCACAATGGCAGTTCCTAACACGGGAGCAAATCCCGCCGTCAATTCGACGGCTGGCTTCTTGACAGATCCGTTTACATACGATCCGCTTCTCGCGGGCGAATGTATCTCAGAGAGCGCCGTAATCGCGCACAGTCTCGGCGTGCTCAAGCGGGGCACGGTTCTACTGGGTGCAGCTGTCGGTTCGGTCATGGGAACGTTGACCACAGCTGCCGGCGTAGCCCGAGCGATCCTTGCGCAGGATATTGACACCGGCACCGGTAGCAATGTGACCGGCTTGGTCTACACACAGGGCAAGTTCCTCGACACAGCGATGACGTTCTCAACCAACGGAGCAGCCAGCGACGTGGCCCAGCTTTGGGAGAGCGGTATCTACGTCCTATCCGTCGAGCAACGTAGCGGCAAGCTGGTTCCGATCAAGGATCTCCCTGGAACCAGTGGTCCGCTCCCGGCGTAATTTCTCTTTTGAAACCGTAGCCCGCTGACCGCTGGACCCGGCAGCGGGCTGCATGATCCTCAACCCGACCCAGTAAACCAGAGGCAATATCAACATGGCTGATTTTTTTTCAACAGACGTTTTGACCGCTGTTCTCCAGAGCTTGCTGGGTAATCCGCAGTTCATTCTGGATCGGTTCTTCCCCAACACGCAGAGCGAGCCTTCAGAACAGATTCACTTCGATGTGATTCAGGGTAAACGGCGCGTGGCTCCCTTCGTATCGCCGCTGGTGGAAGGCCAGGTAGTCGCATCGCAAGGCTACAACACCAACACGTTCACGCCCGCCTACATCAAGGACAAGCGCGTATTCGATATGAACCGGCCGCTCAAGCGCTCGCCCGGCGAGCAGATCGGCGGCACGATGTCGCCAGCTGATCGGCTACGCTACCTGATCGCCTTCGATATGCAGGATCAGTTGAACATGATGCGCCGGCGCCTTGAGGTCATGGCGGGCGAGGTCCTGGCTACCGGCAAATCGACCATCGCCGGCGATAAGTATCCGACCCAGGTTGTGGACTTCGGGCGTCTCAACACCCACACCTTCGATATTTCTGGCTCGACTCCCTGGACGACCACGGGATCGGGACCGCTCGACAACCTCCAGGATTGGGCGCAGATCGTTCTGGAAGATGTCGGCGTTTTCCCGAATGACGTGCTGATGGATGTGACCACCTGGAAGATCTTCCGAGCCAACGATGTTATCCAACAGCGTCTGAACATCTACCGCACCATCGGAGCGCTGCCCACGATGGCGATGGCTGCTCAGGTGGAAGAAGGCGGCGTGTTCATGGGCACTGTCGATGGGTTCAACATTTTTGTGTATTCCGGGTGGTACATCGACCCCGCTGATGGAACCCAAAAAACCATCCTGCCCGCGAAAACGGTGGTGATGGCTTCGCCGGCCATGATGGGCGTGCAGGCTTTCGGCGCGATCCGCGACGAGGAAGTGGGACTCCAGGCGACTCCGTACTTCGTCAAATCGTGGATTCAGTTCGATCCCAGCGTTCGCTACATCATGCTCCAATCGGCTCCGCTGATCGTTCCTTTCAGACCGGATGCCTCGTTAGCAGTCAAGGTTCTGGTCTAGGGTTCCATCTGTCCAGAGATGGCAGCGGAGCGCGCCTCCAGGCCTACTGGGTGTTTGGGGGCGCACCGCTAAACGAGGAGCTATGACCATGGCGGTAGACAAATTCCAGATCAAAGTCGAGCAATCGGGCGAGCTGGCGCCGCCGGTCCTTACCGATGCTCAGCTGATGGCCATCGGCAAGGTGATGGTCGATGCGCAAAAGGACCGCTGGAGCCACGCTATCGATTCCACGGGCGCAACCGCTAAGCCGCTCGCCCCGAAGACCGCGAAGCTCAAAGTGAAAGCTGGCCGCCAGCCAGTGCGCGATATGTACATGACCGGCCTCACCCGCGCGAATTTTGATGTCGAGATAGCGACAGCTGGTGTGATCGTGGCGGGAAATACTTCAAGCCAAGCACAGATGCACGCTCGTAAGGCGCAGGCTTTCGATGAAATGATCGGCCTGGCTCCGACCGACCAGGCCGTCGTGGAAGCTGCTGTCGAGCGAGCCTACGAGGATTACATCAAAACATCCTGGAGGCTGAAGACTCCGTGATCAGTCCGACCGACGTGGTCAACGCGATGGTCACCACCCTACAGAGCATTCCCACGCTCACGGCGCTGCTCGTTGACGGTACCAACAGCATTGTGGCATACATCGACGTCAATCCGCTGAAAAATTCGGTGATGAAAGCCCGCTATCAAATGGCTCCGGGCTCGCTGTTGCTGGTGTGGAACGGGGTCGTGCTCTCAGAAGTCGGCGACACCATCTTTGCGTGGAAACATGCAGTCATGATCTACGTGAAATCGCAAAAGAGCGCGAGCGATCTGGACCTCATCGAAGCGGTGATACAGGGTATCCCGATTCCCGGAGATGGGTTGCGCTGGCGGTACTGCCCAATCATGAATGGCATGCTTCCGACTGAAGTCACAGCCGTAAATCGAATCGTCGACCAGGAAGGTATCGATTATTTTGTGGTGGTCACTTCCACCCAGGAAACAGGAGACACATAGCTATGCCGGTATCGTGCCCCGCAAATGTAAGAGAAACGAGAATCGCCTGGGGCAAAGTCACCCAGGCTGATATCGCAACCCCCAACGTATCGGCTGATCTGGTCAGCATGACCAAGGTCAACCCGGCCTTAGCCACGCTCTCGCCAGTCAATGAGACGGATGCTCAGGATATCGGCAAGGGCAACGAATTCCCATCCAACGTCTTTCCCTCGAACCTGGATGGAACCGTGCCCGTCGAGAAATATGCATCCAGTGAGTTTCTCGCTTGGCTGTTTTGTTGGACGACTGGCAAGGCTACAAAAACCGCCGCAGGTTCAGGCTTCAAATACGATGCCGTCCCCAGTGATCCCGTGACGGATTGTATCAACCTGCCGGTGTTCACCTACGTGGAACAGATCCGACCGGAGCCTGATTCGGTGGTCGACCGGGCGCTGGTGTCCTGCGTGGTGGGCGATTTTACGCTCACGATGGCATCGGGACCAGGCCGCGCCAATTGTCGCGTGACAACCAACTGGCCCAGTTCGGGCCGATTTGTACTGCCATCGGCCCTGACCATCCCAGCGCTCACGGTGGAAAACCTGCTGAACGCTGCCGGTGCTGCCATCACCATCGGCGGTGTCGATTACGTACTGGCGAAATCCTTCATCTCGCTCGAATTCCGCTGGAACAACAACGTCCGGTTGGACACGGGCATTTTCCCAGGCTCAGGCACGCAAAACGGTTACGCTGTGCGCGGCCGCATGGAGTACGGCAATCGCGACATCGCGCTCAGTTTCGTGGCTCGCGCTGCTCTCGGATCGGTGGAGTTCACCAACCTGATGAACCAAACCGAGAATCCAGCCACATTCGGCGTGACTGGTGCGACCGTCGCCGGCGTTACCCACTCCTTCCAGGTCACCATGCCGCGAACCCGCATGCTCTCGGTGATCGAAGGCGAGGACAACGGCATTGTGACGGTGAATTGCTCCGTGGTCCCGCTCAATCCCACTGGAGTAACGCCGCCGCCCATCATCACCATGTCGGCTACCACCGATCTGGATGGAATTCTCGGACTGTAAAGGAAAGTGTAAAGTCCCATGTTCAACGTCGCTACCGATTTCCACGTCGACTATCGCATCGATGGGAAGCTGACTCCCGTCTCGGTGCGCTGGCCGACCGATGAGGAGTGGGCAACCTACATTCGTAAAAAGCCCACGCTTTTCAAAGTGCTCAGCCGGGGCCGTACGCAACCGTTACCATCACCAACCGAAGGCGACCTCGAGCTGTACCAGAAAATTCAGCTGAATGGCGCTCCGATGCTCAGCGGCGCTGAAGCGGAAGGTCTGATAAACGGTGTCTCCCGCTGCGAGGTGATGAACGTCGAGCTGGGCGCGGAAGATGCCACGGTTGAATTGGATACGAAGCTCGGCGAGGTAAAGCATACCCTAAAAATCCCTTCGATGGATCGGATCCGTAAGTTTCAGGCGACAGCGGAAATCACCACGCGACCGCAAAACCAGCTGATTCAGGTGCGCCACGATGCGAGCCCTGCCGGTCAGCTGTGGGATAAATGTTCCCCGAAAACGGAGGGCTATGAAGGACCCGTGCCGCTACACCACAAGGACGTCGTGATTCGGCAGGTTATCGAAGCTGTCAAGGAAGAATCGTATGGCCGTGAGGCAAATTTTTAGAGAGCGGCGAGTGGCCCGAGGAACCATCGCCGCGCTTTATCTTTCACCGCCTCCTACGCCGCGGCGATCTGTGTCCAGGAGCGAACGTATGCACCTACGTGGAGCAGCCTCCCGATGGATTGCCCTGTTCGGAATGTCCCCTGATGCTGCTGGACGATTATTTGAACAGCGCGAAAGGCCAGGCTATTAACGCCACCCTGGATCTCGATTTCGCGCTTCAGATCGGAGTGCGAATCGAACTGAAGGATATTCGCTACAACGAGTTTTTGCTGCTCCGCATACTCAACGAGGAGCGGCTTCGGCACCGGGATGAAGAACTGAAGCGAACGGCGGAACGTGGCAAACAATCAAATTTCGATCCAGGTCACCGTTAACACCGGACAGGCGCAGCAGCAGATCACCGCGCTCAATCAAGCTATCGCCAAGACGGGCGCAACATCCCAAGCGAGCAGCCAAGCGACCACAGCCGGCCTCGGCCAGGTCAACGTTTCCGTAACGCAGCTGAGCAAATCCTTCGATCAGCTGGGGACTGCAATCGCAGGCCTCGGCGTCGAGCGGATGATCGCTGGGATGATCCAAACCGCTTCCCAATTCGATCGCATCACGCGCGCCATGACGCTATTCACCGGAAGCGCCCAAGCTGCCAATGATGTGATGCAGCAGGTGGCGGAACTGGCTAAGCAGACTCCATTTCACTTCCTCGATTTGGAACAGGCTGCTCGGCAAATGGCAGCTTTTGGTGTCGCTGCCAAGGATATCCCCGGCGAGTTGCAAGCGATCACGAGCCAGGTCGCTGCCTTTGGCGGCTCGATCCACGATGTAACTCAAATGGTCGGCTTGTTCGGTCGCATCATTGAAAAGGATTTCGTGGGCGCAATGGATCTGTTCCGCCAGTTGACGCGCCAGGGAGTCAGCGCTATGCAAGCGCTGCAAGTGGAGATTGGGAAGGAGCGCGGAACCACCCCAGTTGATGCGGAAGCCGTCAAACAGGCGATCAAAAACGGCATTCTCGATCCGGTCAATACAGTGAATCTGGTTCTCCAGGAAATGAGGAAGCGGACCGGACAGATCAATTTCAACGATGCTGCGTTAGCGTTCAAGAATCTGCAGGACGAGGTCGTCAAAGCGGGGATCGCTCTCGGGCAGGCCTTCGGACCGGCGCTCGCCAACCTCGCCCGGGAATTGACCATCGTGGTCGATCTGATAAAGGATCTGATCGGCTACATCAACAGTCTTCCCGAATCGACCCGCGAATGGATCGTCAACATCACTGCGGCCGTGGTTGCGCTGACCGCGCTCGCGGGAGCCTTGAAGCTGATCGGCAGCGTCATCACGCCGCTTTTGAGTCTCCTACCAGCGCTTGGCACCGCACTCCTGGCGGTATTCACCAACCCCGCACTGCTCGCGGGAATTGGTGCGCTCACAGCAGCGTTCATGGTCGCCTACCATGAGATCCCCGAAGTCAAAAAAGCGGTCGATAACTTCATTGGCGGTATCGCCAGCAAGGTAACCGCTGTTTCGAACGAGGTTCAAAGCCAGTTCAAGAAGATGTTCGCGCTGCCCGCAGCTGGCAACGTTCTCAAGGAGAACGAGGAGCAGCTCGAAAAACTCCAGGAGAAGATAGCACAGATCAGCACCCAGGCCGGCGAGAGCATGCTCCGCGCTTTCGCTTCGCCCGTGGAAGCGGTGATGGTCAAGTTTGCGCAGGAATTCGCGAAGTTGAACAAAGAGATCGTCGACATGGCGATCACGCCGGAACATGCGGACCAGCTGCGCGCCACTCTCGGCGCTGCACAGATGACGGAGCTGAGCGGCGCTCTTTTCCAGAAGCGTAAGGCGGATCTCGATGAGCTACAGCGCTACCAGATGGAGAAGGTCAAGGGCGCAGCGGAGGCGCAAGCTGCCTACATCGAAGCGCTGGATTACCAGGATCTTCGGAGTAAGGTGGCCTCCATCGATCAGATCACCCAAATTCGGATCAAAGCTGAGCAGGACGTAGCGGAAATCCAAAAGAACCGGCTGGAGCAGGGCTTCCAGGATTTTCAAGCACTGGTCGACACCAACACGCAGCAGCTTCTAGCGCTGGGCCTCAAGCAGGCTGATATCGATCAAATGGTCGATGATCGCCGCAGGGAGATGCTCCAGAAGGAAGCTCTTGCAGGCCAAAAAGCTGAAGATGAGATCCAGAAGTATCGGCTGGAGGGCTGGAAGAAGGCCAACGATGCCATCATCGAGGACCAGAAGCGAATCTACACTTCGTTTCGGGACATCTTCGACCAGATTTTCAATGCCCTGACCGGGAAGGCTGGCACCATCGGCCAGGCTTTGGGCAATGTATTCAAACAGCTTGCGCTGGGTGAACTCAGGGAAACCTTCAGTTCAGAACTCGCGGGATTGGCCACGCAAGCTGCCGGCTACGGGGTGCCGGAGGAATCGCTACCCGGGCGCGGCCAGGGATTGCTGGGAATCCTCCTGCGCCGAGGTGTTCCGCCGCGGCCGCCGATGGCGCCGCCAGCTGGGTATGCGCCGCCAGCCACACAAGCGACCTTCACGCCAATCAGCGATACAGCTCAGGTGTTCTCAGCAGCTAACGATAAGTTCCTGATCGCAGTGGGCCAATTCAGCGATGCAGCTCAAATGCTCGCGGCCAGCGCGGGCACGCCGCTACCTACCGAGATGCCCAGCTCTCGACCGGGCGGCGCTTTTTGGGGCCGCTTCAATCAATACCTGACCGGACCCGGTTCCGATGTCCTCGGCCAGATCGATCAGGCGAGCGCCCGGTATGGCCTCCCACTGGGGCTGTTGCGCGCGATGGCTCAGGCGGAATCCAACTTCCAGCCTGGCGCGGTATCGCCCAAGGGCGCCATGGGCGTGATGCAGCTGATGCCCGGGACCGCGCGGATGCTGGGAGTTACCAATCCGTTCGATGTAGGACAGAACGTCGATGCGGGGGCTCGCTATATGAGCCAGCTCTTGCAGCAGTCCGGTAACAACATTCCGCTAGCTCTGGCCATGTACAACGCGGGGCCTGGCGCAGTCGCCCGAGCGGGAGGAATCCCAGATTATCCAGCCACGCTCGACTATATCGCTCGCGTTCAGGCAGCGATGCCGGGGGAAGCTCCGACCCTAGCTTCCACGGGCGCGCCCTCGAGTGCAGATGTCCTGAATCAGCTCTACGGCCCTATACAAGGGCCAGGATTGGGCGAAGCGCCTGTCCTGATGGGGCCGACACAGGGCATGGGCGCCGGCGCGATCCTGACGCAGCTATTGGGCGCTGTCCTGGGGCCTGGGGGAGCTCGGCCAGGAGGCGGGGTAGGCGGAATCCTGGGTTCGATCCTTACCGGAGGCAAGATCGGCAATCTCGGGACGCTATTTGGGATCGGCGGCGCGGGCGGGACGAGCATCACCAGCATTTTGGGATCGCAAGGAGCCGGCGCCGTAGGAGGGATACTCGGCTCGCTGTTACTCTCGCAGGGCTTACAACGGAGGGTCGCGCCGATCACGGTGGCGGGCGGCGCTCTCGCGGGCCTATCGCTTGGCAATGCGCTCGGCTTCGCTCCTGGCACCGGTCTGATCGGCGGCGCTGGGCTGGGTTTGGTCGCAGCTGGTCTCCAGCGGGGCGGCTTTGGCGGGCTGGGGATGGCCGCAGGCGGCGGCGCTTTGACCGGAGCTGCGCTTGGCTTCCAGTACGGCGGGCCGTTTGGTGCGCTGATTGGGGCTGGGATCGGCGCGGCCGCTGGCGCCCTCGCCGGAACGGTGCGGCTGTTCATCCAAACCGAACAGGAGCGGATCCGCTCGCAGATCAAGCAGGTTTATGGGATCGATATCAGCAACCGCCAGATCCTTTCGCAGATCCAGCAGATTGTCGATCAGACGTACGGGGGATCGGTTTCGATCGGCATCCGGTCGCAGGAGGTCCATAATATCGTTCGCCTCTATGCTCTCTCGACCGGCCAGGCTGCGATGCTGCCGCGTCCCATGTATTCAGCGACCTACATTCAATCCCAAACGGGGGGCTTGGCGCTGCAACCGGTCTACCAGGGTGGTCAGCTGGTGCAGAATCCATACACCGGCCCAACGACCTACCAGTATCAGACCGCTGTAACGACCGCCGAAGGTCTGAAAGCTGGCGGTGCGCTTGGCGTACCCGGAGCCACCGGTATCCAGCAAGGAGTTTTCTTACAGCTGAATGCACAACAAGCGCAGCAACTGTTAACCGGCCAGGTGGTACAGGCGATTCAATCCAACCCGGCAGCTGTTGCCAACGCAACCGCCGCGGCGAGCCGTTCCGGTGATAGCCGGATGACCACGGCTTCCGCCATGATGGAACCCCTAACGGTGCTCAGCTGATGCCGGCTAATATCCTCCCCGCCAATCCGGTTGATGTAATGCCTAAGGTTTTGTGCCGCGCCTTCCTGGAAAAGCTGACATTCGAAGCGCTGGCGAACACTTACCCGGATGGCTCCAGCGACCGGGTTTCGCTGGTGCTCAACACCCGCCATTACTTCGAAATGTCGCCCGAGATGGCTGCTACGGATTTCGGCACGCTGCGGACGTTCTTCTTTGCGCACCTCGGTCAGCCATTTTATTTCTATAACTTGCGGGAAACTGTGCCGCCCTACAGCTTCGATCCGACCGGCGCAGATCCCATCGGCCGCTACACGGTGGTCTTCGATGGCGCCTGGTCCGATCAGATGGGGCCGGCGCGTGGCACCGCGCAATTATCCTTGCGCGAGGTGGTCTGAGTGCCGGATACCCTTGGCCCGATTACAGTTCCAGATCCGCCGACCATCGGTGCCTTCCCCATCGACCCCGACTTCGGGATAGGTGTCGACTTTGCGCCGCCAATTGTCACCCACACCTTCGATCAACCTGGGTTGAAAACGGAACAACGTTTCTTGATGAGCGGCGGCGGTGCCCGGCGGTTCCGGTTCATCAAGAATCACCTCTGTGCGGCTGATTACAATGCACTTAAAGCTCATTGGGAGTCAGCGAAGGGTGTTTATGCACAATTCCCTTATACGCTGCGGACCGAGGACAATCCCGCTGGCACCTCGGTAACGTGCCGGTACGAGAACCCCAGCGCATCGTTCGATTATCTGGTTGCCTCGCTGGTAAGTCCTCAGGGCCTAACCCTCCTGGAGATCCCCGCACCACGCGCACCGTTGAACTCCGAAGCGCACCTGACGCGGTTTCCTGACACCGTGTTCGCCGCGGCGCTCACGAACCAGGTCCAGGAAATCATCCCGCTCATCACCATCACCACGCGAGCGCAGCTCGAAAGCGGCGGCGGGACGGCGCCGCCTTACACGCTCCACCTGTCCAACCAGCGCGTGACCCTCGATGGTCAGCTGTATCTGCCGCGGCTGATCGACTGGTCGGGGATCTCACAATCCATCGGCGAGAACTCGGATGCAGCGAGCTTCAACTTTGGAAACGCTGATGGAGTGTTTACCGAACTGGTGAACTACTTCGACACCGGAACCGGCACGCCGCTCAGCCTCTACGCAGCCACGCTCCAGTTCAGTTTGTTTCACTTGCAATCCGGCTATCTCATTGATTTGTGGGCGGGCTACGTGCAGAACTGGGGAGCCGATTCGAGTGGCCGCTTCCAGATGAACGTGTCGGATGGAGTGTTCGCGCTCACGCTCGCGTATCCTTCGCGGAAGATCGTCCGCGCGTGCTGGAAGGTCTACAAGGGCCGCTTTTGCCCGTCCGTATCGAGCTTCCCGGATTGCCCGAAGGATTACGATTCCTGCGTGGCTCGCGGCGTTCCCCACAGCTTCGGAGGGTTCGTAATCCCGCCCCAAGCGGTGCGCATCAAGGACAACTCCACCGGAGTTTTCGGCTGGGGCCGTTCGTCCATGACAAGCGTCACCGTGGTCGATGATACGGTTTATCAGCGGCCCCTGCAGGAAGTCTACACCGATGAACCGATGATGGTGAACTGCGATGTGGCCGCGGGACGCGACGAGAGCGATTTCTATTCCGCGCTGGGTATCGTGGGTGAAGGACCCATCAGCGCCTACAACGCCGATCTGATCCTGCATACGCTCGACGGGCAGCCGCCGCACGATCCGCTACATGACGGCGGTTGGCGTGGAGTCATCGGCAGCGACCCGTCGGGCACCAACGATTATGTAGGAATCAGCCAGGCGCCGTGGAACACCATCCCGGATGGCTCGACCTTTGCCGGCGGAATTGCTTTCGCGGAGATCCGGCGCACCGATCAGAAAGGCTTACAGCTTTCATCGGTATCCGATCACCAGATGCAGGTGAACGTCATCGGCGGGATCGGCGGCTGGGTCTGGACCGCGCCAGGCTCGCGCACCTGGCTCCCAGCAATCTCTAACACCGTTTGGGTAGCCATCAACGTGTACCTGCGCGGGCTCGGCCTGCGGCTCGATGAAGGCATGGATGGTCTGATTTCCGCTGCCGTGATGGAGCAGTTCTTTGACGTGGAAGCGGCGATCGAAGCGGCCGCGATCTGCGATATCGAAGTTCCCACGGTCATTCCCAGCGACGGCTCGACCGAGGTCCAGTTCCCATTTCGCGGAGTGCTCAAGGAGCAGAAACCGCTCAAGGATTGGCTCACGGAAATCCTGAACTGCTGCTTGGGCTACTATACGTTCAACAACGGGAAACTGTGGATCGGTATCCGCGTCAATTCGAGCGTGCTCGCGGGGAATGCTTATACCCGCGCGCACGTTCTCTACAAGAGCCTGAGCTTCTCGCCGCTCCAGCCGCGTTTTAACTGGATGGTAGGCAACTTTGGCGATGAGGAATTCGGCTGGCAGCTGAACAACGTCACCGTCTACGATATCGACCACGCGCGATTTCTAGGCACTCCCGATTCGCCGCAATACCTGACCAGTAATCAAAACTTCGTGGGCGTGAGCAATCTCAGCCAATGCGCCCGCTGCATCACGACCAGGCTACGCGAAGAGATCGGCGGCGTCGGCTCGCTGGAACAGTCGAACGCTCGCAACTTCCAGTTCCGTACCACGGTACTCGCTCTGCAAACGATGGTGGGCGATATCGTTTCGCTGACCGATGCCACCATGCCCAACGGGTATGCTGAGGGCCGCGTCAGCCGTTGGGCGCTCAATCCCGACTTCTCGATCGACATCCAAGCCACCGCGACCTACGACGATATGTACGATCTGGTGGCAGGGCCCAAGCCGGCAGATGTCCAGCCGCCGCCAGTCCCACCGGAAACCCTCCTAGCTGCAACCGGCCTGGCCTGGGAACCTAACTTCCTCGCTCCCTACGCGGGCGATCCGGTCTACGAATCCACCTTCCGCACCTTCGCGCTATGGCAGGATTACGACCTCACCGCCGATGGAACCTGGGTTCCGCAGGTGGTTGTCCAGGGCGAGATGACGATTTCACAGTTCGTATCGACCGATCAGCCGCGCATCGTTGATATCGAATTTGCATCGGGCGGGAGCCTCAATGGACCCATCACCGTTTATGTGGCCGTCACGCAGCGCGATTCGGACGGTGATCCGACGACACCATCGAACCTGAGCGCGATCTTCATCCCAAGCGGGCACTCGAGCCAGAAGATCACCATCACCACCGAACCTGGATCGGAAGCTTGGGCCGGCTGGGATCTGTGGGCAGGCTACGACCGGAGACGCTTATCAAACCAGCAGCTCGGCGGCGCGGGCGCTCTGCCCACCATGATTGATATCCCGGGCCCGCTGCTCGATTGGACGCAGGGATTACCCGACGCGAGCGCCTGGGGCGTGAAGGTTGCCTGTAAGCACGTCTGGCATGGGGCGATCGCAGGCCTGCGCGTGGACGCTGTGACGCCGCCCAACCAGATCACGTGCCGGGATTTCTTTGGATCCACGAATCCCTGGATCGGCCGCACCGCGTTCGTGATCTCGAATGTCGATGGCGCGGTGCCGCTGTGGAACTTCACCATCACGGCTTTTGACGGCTCGACTGGCACGATTACCGTGACGCCGAATATCGTGCATGGACTCGATTCCGTTCAGGTAGATGATGTTCTGGGCGTTTATGCGCAAGCTATCTCCGCGACTGCTAACACGATCACCGATCCCATGTGGAACAACTCGGTCAACATCCAGCAGTTCGATTCACCGGGTTTCCCACCTGGTGGTGAAGTTGGGCGCTTGGTGCGGATCATCCGCGGCACAGGCGCCGGCCAGGTCCGCTGGATCTCGGCTAACGATGCGACCACGCTCACGGTAATCCCTGACTGGGACGTGATTCCCAATAGCACCTCGATCTTCATCGTGGAAGCGGCCGACTGGCGCCATGTTGCGGAAACTTCCGAGATGGGCATCCCTCACGGCGGGGTCGACGTCGAGATCCGCGTGCCGGTCCCGAACCTGGCGAACGAAGTCGTCCTGGTGGGCGGATTCCTGGTCAATACCGATGCCACCTCGACTGATGAGCAATTTGCCGCTTACCGGATGATTTACGTATTCGGTCAGCCGCCCGTGGTTCGGGTCGTGGGGCCGGGACCGGGGCCGTTTACGATTGAGGTCACCGATCAGACGATTCGCTGCGATACCAGCGCGAACACGATCACCATCAACCTGTTGCCGCTCGATGAATACATGGGCCGCACACTGCTGATCTTCAACGATGGAGCCAATCCCGTGGTCGTCAATACTGCGCCGGGGGAGACACTCTACGATGGCTCTACGAGTGTCGGCATCCCAGCCCTCGGGAATGCGCTCAAAATAACCGCTGGTACGGAGACGCCGATCCCCGTCGTGCCAGGCGACTTCAGCGCCAGGCTGCGGCCGCGGCTGGGCTATATCCCACGATGAGCACTCCGGTCTGGCTCTATGAATTCGTCGGGACCACCCCAGCCACGCAGCCATCGCTAGGCATCATGACGTTCGGTCTGGA